TATACACGCGAGTGCTTGGATGATTGGATTACTTTGACAGCAGTCATTTTATCCAGCTTAGATTTATTATTATTAACATCTTCATCGAATGCCAGAACGGCATCGAAGTAAGCATCGGAACGAATTCTTGCTTGTTCTCGAACAAGTAAGGCGAGTTCGTGGAGACATAAACATCTTAAGATATTTTGTCTTCGCGTAGGGTCTTGCTCGAAGGAGTTTAAGACCTCAACTCTCTTATCCGAAGACTTAAACTCTCGTTTAAGTCCTGTCATAAATCTAGGTAGTGAGAATAACCTTAAGGCTTTTTCCACATATTTGTCTGGGTAACTAAGTATCAATTGCATGAATTTACTATCGTCCATGAAGGATTCAAGTAAACCGGCATATTTGAAATCTGACGCGACTAACGTTGCGACTTTAGGTGAAACCGGAGAAATGTCAATTCCATTGACGTATAGACGTCTACAGAATTCGGCAATTCTAATGCCAGGAATGGCAGAAGAATATCCTTTAATACTAGAGAATTTAACTCCTAAGAGTTCCATTCCTTTCGTATAACTTTGTGTGCCTTCTGAATTATTTCTGAAGCAGACATCATCACCACAAACCGCTGTATCGTTTGCTGGATCTTCACCTTTAAGGGTGAATTTCCAATAAATGTATAGACAGTGAGTCAGATGTGCCAACGAGAAACTTGGATAAGCTCCCATGGGCTGACCTGCTCCATACATCACCTTCAAATCGCTCCCAGAAACTGTAAAGTTTCTGTGGACTAAAAGATTACGAACGCGTTTTGCGTATTGTTTGTTAAACAATACCGATAATACTGACATTTGCAATTCCATAGGGAATCGGTCTGTCCAGTTTGATGCGTCTTTTGATTCAGGGCTTGAGTTAGGGTCTTCAGTGAATTTCTTCACTAACTCCCTACCTTTATCTTGATCGAACACATAAGAGTTCGGCAAGTTTTCTGTCACTTTCTGCAAGTATTTATGTAGAGGTAACATTAAAGCCTGTGAGAAGTAGTCAAATAAGGCTACAACTCTCGTCTTGTTCCCCGGCTGCGGTATTGCAGCTAGTCTAGAACAAGTCAGATTCAAAGAGGTGGCACTAAGTTTAGGATCCGTTTTGGTATCTACTAATTCGGCTACATCCTTAATATACGTGTATATGTCAGGTCGCTTTATCTCATCGAGATATTTTATTATACTGTGGTTAACTTTGTCATCGGCAAGCACTGCCTTTGCATCGTAATGTGAGGACATTAGTCCATCTAGCCCGTTAAGGCTGTTTGGACCATTGCTACTCGTATCGTGAAAACGAACGAATTTTCCTACATAGTCAACAGGTGACACGCCTATTGGAATATTTAAAGATTCCAATAATAGCGGTAAAGCAGACTCAAACTCATTGACTTCATTAATGAAGCCATTAGTTCTGTCAGGGTGTCTAGTGATCGATTGTGTGTCAATATCTTTTGAATACGCATTTGCTAATCTAGATATACTTAAGACTGTATAAACAATCTTAAAGTAATCTTTATGTGTTTCAAATTTTCTAAAAAATTTGAGATCTTTAGGAAACCCTGCCTTGAATGTCGAAAGACATGGCACGGCATCTGGCTTAAGACCGACAATATGCTTTAGGGTATAAACCCTTATATCATTGAAGCGTTTTGTTCCTTGGAGTAATCCTCGGTGTTTGATTAAGTGATTGAATAAGTTTGAAGTCGATTCGATTAACTCCTCGAACTCCTCTACACTCACGTCAGTAAAGACGTGATGGTAGATCTTTTTCAATTTAGAAGAAGGACATATAGTACCATGGATAGACTTAGGTTGAGAAACCTTGGTTGATTGAGCTGTAATACTGGCGCCTCTCTTCCGAGAGACCCTTTTATTGCCAAATCCGGTAGATTTAACAAATTTGTTGACTTCGGTCATATAATTTAATCTCCTGTGGGGAAACCCACATTGTACTCTCTGGTTTATTAGGAGGGATTTTAACCCTCTTTGTTTATCCAACGAGTTTGGTTATTATCTCTAACTGACCTCGTAACATTGAAGATAACAATTTACGGAAATGATACCGTAGCTTAAGAAGCTAGGCTCATAGGCCGGAA